GGAGATACAATTTATTACATTAATAATGGTACACGAAAATCACACGGAGATGTTCAAAAAAAGGGTGATGAGGTTATTTTGAATTGTTATTTGGTTAATGAAAAAGAAATATCTGAAAACCCCGATATGTTAGGTGAATACAATGTTCCTCGTTATATTTCGGCATTTAACAAAAGAATTGAACCTCTGTTGGTTGTGTTCTCACCTGAAATACGTGATGAAATATTGATTGAGGACCCAGCTAACAGACCATTTTTTACTAAATCTCAAACACAATTAGTTAGAGGATACCCTCGAAGAGATGGTGACCAAGATACTTTAGATGAAGTATTAACATTATCGGATTCAGAAATAGCTTATTGGAGACATGTTGGAATAAATCCGTTTTATATGTATTTGGACGGTACGTTAGATATGGTTGAGGTTGATTACGTTAAAAAGAATCAAATTATTATGGAAGATTTATCTTATCAACCCAAAACTGTTATACCAAAAGACGAATTGTATGATATGGATGAAGAAGGTAATTATGTATATTCTATGGATTATTAAGAATTTTTTAATCCATCTGAAGATAAAATATACCATACTCCGCCAATATTTTTTAATTCAACGGATGCAAACTTATTTAACTCTAATTCATCATATTCTGAGTCAAACTTTTGTGGTGATTTAATTATTAAATTAGTTAAAGATTTAATGGTTATGTGTTTTGTTATATTGTGATTTAATGTAACACTCACATAATCATTTTCTTTTTGACCCGCATATTCTCTAACAATTAAAACTTTTTCTTCTTTTGTTATATAGTTTTGTAAAGTTATAACGGCACTATCTGAAGTTTTAAATATTGACATAATTAAATTACATAAAATTGTCTTGGGAATGCTCGGTATTGAAGAGACTTATTTAATTGTTCTGCAACATTTGCTTCTCTTTCCATCATTTTTTCAGGGCGAAGTCTCTCTAATCTGGCTGTTAATTCTTCCATTAATTTAGATTTTTCATCTTTTGATTCTGTTAACAATGAATCATATTCTAATGTTACCTCAGAATCTGGTGTTTTTAAATTACCACTAAATTTACCTCTTACTCTACCTAAAGTTTCCTTTACGTATGCTGTAAACCATCTACGAACCCATGTTTGTGCTGGTGAATTTAATTCGTCCCATCTCATTTCATCAATAGGAATATCTGAAGGTAATTTTACAATATCAGGGTTTGCTGCTAAACACGCATCCCTATCTTCTGTGTCGTAATACCAATACCAACACCTATATTCATTGAATTGAATATTACCAAAATCAAATTTTCCGCCAGGTACGTTCATTAAATGTAATGCCTTTTTACCATCCGGAAGTGCGGTTATTCTGTATGTTAATTCACCCGATATAATTCTTCTTTTAATATTAATATCCTGCATTCTAAGAAGAATATCAAAGGCTGGTGTTATAAAGTAGTTACCTTGAGTTCCCATTTGTGAGAATCCTGCAGCTCCTCCTAATCCAATACCACCAAACCCACCAAATCCACCCATGAATGGGTCAAAAAATGCTGCGTCTAACTCTGCCCTTGAGAACCATAAAAGTTCATTTATCTCACGACCAGCAGGAATTTCATAAATTTGTTGTCCTGGTACTAAATCAACATAATCTTTCTTAAGAACCCAATCACCACCCGCTTGTAAACCAACAATTTTAGAATATGCGTAGGTATATTGAGTTTCCCAATCTAAAGAACGAGTTGTAAAAGCTCTTGTTAAAGATTGTTCATCTAAGTTTAAACCATATAGTGAAGTCCATTGATTTTCAATCAACCAATCATTTACATATTGGGCGTAGTCTTGAATTGACATTTCCAATAGTGAGTCCATCATTTCGTCTTCAATCTCTACACTTCTTATTGGTGCACCCAATAAGTGTTTAATTCTTGTGTAAAGTTTACTTCTTTGTGGTTCAGTTATGATTGTAGTATTTGCCATGAACTTTTATTTTATAAATATCAATTAAATGGTAATTCTTTAATTAATTCTATCATCAGAATTAAACACATATCTACCATCAACAATTTCTGCGTTATTTTTGAATACAATAGTTCCGTCTTTATCGTTATGGAAAACTAAATAATCGGTTTTGTATGGTTTAACATTACCACTACCATATACAGTTAATTTACCATCAGTTTCTTTTATATCATTAAATGGTTTTATTTGCATGGTTTTTTTACCTTCAGGTGTTACAACGTAAGCATCCACACCACCTAACATATCATCTACACCACCTAACTCACCAACTTTATATACTTCTTTTGTCCCAAAAATATCCTTAAGATTAATAACGGCATTAATTTCTCTTTTGTCACCAAATTTATTTGACCTATCTAATCCTGACATTATAGTTTGAAAAGTACTGGATTCAGGATTAAAAATTCGATATCTTAATTCTGTCATGTATCTTATTAATCTGTCAGTCTCAGATAATTGTTGATTTTCATCTAAACCAATAAAATTAATTGGGTTTATTCCGACTTTTTTAAGATATAAGTTTATATCATTCACTAGCGTACAAAAAGCAGTGTAGTTAGTATTCAATTTATTTATAACTGAGCGACCTGGTTGTTCATAATCGTAAACACCCGACATTTGTCCTTGAGCATATTCGTTTTTTTCAAACCAATAATCAGAAAACACTTCTTTTAAGATATCCATAATTGCAAACATGAATTTCTTTTTTACTTGTGGATTACGGTTGAATACCATTCTGTAAGTGTTAACTTGTTTTGAGTTACATCCTGCGGACACTCCTTCATTTATTACCTGTTGAATGAATTTTCCTTCTTTTATTTTGTCTTTTGTTCTACCTAAGTATAGTTTATTAACAAACGGCCAATTGACAACTTTCCAAAAATTTGCAATATATTCATCTCTTCTGTTTCTATATTTTAGGTAATATGCGTGTTCCCATAAATCTAACCCTAATATTGGATATCCACCATATTTTATTGTATTCATTAAAGGGTTATCCTGATTAGATGTGGTCATTATTTTTAACTTATCGTTATTAGTTACAACTAACCATACCCAACCTGAACCAAATTTAGATTTAGCTTTCTTTTCAAATTGTTGTTTAAACTCATCATAAGAACCAAAATCTTCTTTAATTTTTCTAAGTATTGGTCCATAAACCCGAGTATTTTTTGGTGTTAACATTTTCCAAAATAAAGCATGATTAAATGCTCCACCCGCATTATCTTTTATACTGTTATTAAATCTATTAATTCCTTTTACAATTTGTTCTAAATCTAAGTCAGTTCCTTTTTTCTTTTCGATAGCTTTGTTTAGCTTATCTACATACCCCTTGTAATGTTTATTGTAGTGTACATACATTGTCTCTTTATCGATAAATGTATCTAAGGCAGAATAGGAGTAGGGTAATTTTTCAATACCAATTTTCTTCATTTCTAATAAAATTTGTTTGCGTGTTGATTCTGTTGTAGATTCCTCAACTGTTACTTTTTCTACAACATCTTTGTTGATTTCTTCTTCGAGTTGTTTAACTCTTTCTTGTAATTTCCTAAAACTCATCTAAAGCTTTTACATATAAATAACTCTTAGATGGAAAAAAATTAAACTCTTCTTTGCGAAATTTCATTTAATATTTCTTCTAAGGTGTCACCCTTCCCTTCATTATCACCCATAACAGTTTCGAATATGTTTTTCTTTTTTGATAATATATCATAGATAACACCTTCAATTGAATTTTCAAATATTGGGTAAAAAACAGATACGTTTGATTTTTGTCCGTATCTATAGGCTCGGTCTTCTGCTTGTGCGTGGTCAGAAGGTACAAAGGATAGGTCGTTCATGATTACAGCTTCTGCGGCGGTTAGTGTTATACCTACGCCAGCGGCTTTTAGGTTACCCACAAAAACTTTTATCTTTTCGTTTTCTTGGAATTGGTCCACAGAATATTGACGTGCGGGTTTAGACATACTACCGTCAAGTGTCACCGCAGATTTACCAAAATGTTCTTTAATCATATTCAATGTGTTGGTAAAGTTTGTGAATATGATAACTTTTTTTCCTTGTTCAATAATGTTTTCGGCGATTTCACAAGTTTCTTTTACTTTGTTTTCGGCAATAACTTGTCTTACCTTCATTAGTTTTGAGAATTGAACAGTTAAGGATGAAGATTCATCAGATTGTTCATACCAATCATAATATTCACCCATAAGTTGTTCGTAGTCTTTAGACTTAAGTCTTAGGTAAACGGGTGTTATAATCTTATCTGGTAAATCTAAAATGTCTTCTTTTAGTCTTCTAAGTACGTGGGTTTTAGTTCTGTCCCTTAATTCTTCAAGGTTATCTGCCCCTTGAACATTCCATACTTTTCGTTTACCAACGGTGAACTGATAACCATTACAATATCTTTTAACATATGCCATCCAATTATAAGCAACAGGACTATCTACTAAGTTTAAAAGGTTGTAATAGTTCATTGGTCGAGAGGTCATTGGTGTTCCTGTTAATAACCATACTCTACCTACTTTTCTACAAATGTCGTTTACTATTTTTGTTCTTTGTGCTTGTGAGTTTTGAATGTAGTGCGCCTCATCAACTACAACTAAATCAAAACCTTCATTTAATATCGTTGATTCTTCAGGTACTTTCGGGTCATAAAAGTTTTTTAGAATATCATAATTGATAATCATATAATCCGCACTTTCCCAATTCTTACCCTCTATTATTGAAATGGACTTATCAGTATAGTTTTGTATCTCCCTCATCCAGTTAATCTTTAAAGATGCTGGACATATTATTAAAACCTTTTCAGACCCTGATTCAAGAGATGCTATAACGGTTGAAGTAGTTTTTCCCAAACCCATATCATCTGCCAAAATATATTTTTCATTTGCTACTAATTTTTCTATTGCTTCTTTTTGATGTGATAGTGGTGGTCTGTGTGTGTACCTTTCATAGTCAATATCAACCTTATGTTCTTTTTTTCCTATGATGGCGGCTTTAGGTAACCAAAAATCATGTAACTCTTCAGACTCAAATAATTTACCCCATATATGAAACGCTTTGTCTTTTTCTACTAAAAGTTTTTCTATATAAATTTTTTCAGGTTCTTTTGTTAGAAGTTTATCTTCCATCATTCTTTTTGCAAAATAAGAATCTAATGGAACCCACTTTCTTGCTATTTTTGGGACAACATCTTTATATGTGTTTATGTAGTCGGCTTGTGCTCGAGTAATCTTAAAATTTTTAGAATTTTCTTTTTTCTTTTTTATATCAAGAATATAGTTATTAAAACCTTCGTATTCTTCAAGTACACGAATGGCTTTAACTTCAGGTATTTTTGAAAATGTTTCAGAGTTTTCTTGCATGATACAAATAAATTTAAATATAATCAAAAACTAAATATTTATCAATATATGACACAGAGAAGAGTACCAATAACGCGTTTGAACAAGTTTTTTGGCTCCGAAGACTTTAATCTCGAAATTGATATGGGTCGAGAATGGTTGAATGGAGACATGAACTTCACTCTTGTATTGTACAGTGTCGATACTCAAAGAACCGTTAAAGATGATGTTTACGGTGAGGTAAGTTCTGACGGTGTTCAATTTAAGTCTCCCGTTGAATTTAATGCATTAGTACGAATTGAAGCTCCAACAAATGATTTTATTAATGGGAGTAGAATATTACAAAATGAACCAGGTAATTTAGTGTTTTCAGTTTATACTAAAGAATTAGATGAAAAAGACATTGATATTAAGTTAGGTGACTATATTGGGTATTGGATTCGTGAAAACGAAATTAAATATTATTCTGTTGTTGATGCGGCAACACCTGACTATGATAATAAACACACTTATGGTGGATATAGAAGTTTTTATTATACTTACACTGCAACACCTGTGTCTGAAAATGAATTTAGAGGATTATAATGGCATTACCAAAACAAGTTAAAAAGTATCTACCCCTTACACCTGAAAAACAGTTGTTAGAGAGAAGGGAACAACTTTTGGAATATATTCAAAAGGATGGAACTTATTTGCCGAAAGGAATTTTACATGCCGATTTAGATAGGGGTATGTTGGATTTTGTTCGTGATGAATTAGAGTGTGTTGTGGACGGAAAGAAAGTTCACAATATTGATTTAATTATAACTTTACAGAATTGGGCTCAGTTTTCTCAAACTTGGAACACAGAAGATTTGAATGGTAATGTTCAATTACCGTTTATTACGACTGTTCGTCAACCTGAAGTTCCATATGGAAGTAATCCTTCATTACAATACACCATACCAAACAGAAAAGAGTTTTTATATGCTCAAGTTCCAACTTGGGATGGTACACGAAAGGGTATGGATATTTACAAAATACCTCAGCCGGTTCCTGTTGATATTACATATGATGTTAAAATTGTTTGTAATAGAATGAGAGAGTTGAACCAATTTAACAAAATTATACTACAAAAGTTTAGTTCTCGCCAAGCATATACCTTTATTAAAGGACATTACATTCCAATTATATTGAATAGTGTTTCAGATAATTCTGTTACCGAAGTTAACAAAAGAAAGTTTTACGTTCAAAATTATAACTTTACTATGTTAGGATTTTTAATGGACGAGGAAGAGTTCCAAATCTCACCAGCAATTACAAGAGCATTGACAATGTTCGAGGTTGAAACTAAAAAAGGTTCAAGAAAGGCATCACAATATCCGTCAAGACCCGACAATTTTGATTTAGATATATTATTTAGTGAATCACAAACCGAAAAAAGTGAAATTTTTAGATATACTGTAGACTTATTAGTAAACACAACAGATAACGTATCATCGTATGATGTTTACATTAACGGTGATTATGTTGGTGAGGATATATCTACAATACAAATAACAGATGGAGATTTAATTAGAATTGTAATTACTAAATCTGATGGTAGTAAAAGTGCGTCTATTAATACTACGGCATATATTAAATAATTATTCTCCGTATATATCCTTCTTTTTCTTACATTTTTCCAAAATTAGTTTTTCCAAAAACTTATACATTTTCAATCCATTATCATCACAATATGTTTTGAGTACTTGGTGAACCTCTTTTGATATTTTTAAGTTTTTAATTTCAGACATAATTAGATAGGTAGAAAAAAGGCAGAATAAATTCTCCCTAATAATAAATATTCCCTTTAAGTAAATGTATTTTGTAGTTTTTGTAAATATTTATCTATAAAAATAAATCAAAAAGAAATAAAAATTAAATGGCAACATCAAACAAAGTATTCGTTTCTCCTGGTGTTTACACTTCTGAAAGAGATTTAAGTTTCGTGGCTCAGAGTGTGGGTGTAACTACATTAGGAATTGTTGGTGAGACCCTACAGGGACCAGCATTCGAACCAATTTTCATCACAAATTTTGATGAATTTCAAACGTATTTCGGTGGTACAACACCGCAAAAATTCGTAAACACACAAATACCTAAATATGAGGCTGCGTATATTGCTAAGGCATATCTACAACAGTCTAATCAACTTTTTGTTACAAGAGTATTGGGTTTAAATGGTTACGACGCAGGTCCATCTTGGTCTATAACTACTGTTGCAAACGTAGATTCTTCTACAGTTTCAGCAACGGGTGCTACAGGTCCTGAGACTTTAACATTCTCAGGTAATACCGGTGGTACTATAAACTTTACTTCAGTTCCTGCAACATTAACTAATAAATTCTATCAAACATATACAACATTTGATGGTGGTACATCTTCAATCTCTGACGATTTCAAAGGATATATCTTACCAGTATTATTAGATACTAACTCTTCAGGTGGAACTGCATATTTTTGGGGTACTGTAAGTGGTGGTACATATGATAATGTGGTTGCTGTTAATAGTAACTTTAGTGCTGCTACTGAAACTTACGGTGTTTCAGGTTTAACCGCAGACACTGCTACATTTACAAGTCCAAGTGACGACCCCTGGTATTATTCATTATTTGATAATCAAGGTGACCAAACTTATTATGGTTTTGGTTTTGGTGCGGCTTTCCGTCCAGCAGGTACAGGATTAGTTGACAACGGTTCTGGAGATTTTACAGGTAGTATTTATATCTATTATACAAAGTATAGTGGTGATTCTTATACTGATTATGATGATGTTGTAATAGCAACTTTACGTTCTCGTGGTGTTACTACTGATTCATCAGGAGGTCCTGTTTATACTGTTACAGGTACAAGTGATGTTCGGTTAGTTACTACAGGTGCATATTCAGGTGTTTCTAAAAACCCTAAATTAACATTCCAAGTTTCAGGTATTACTAGTGGTAGTGAAACATTTACGTTTAATACTTCATTTGATTCTTCAGATACAAACTACATTAGTAAAGTATTTGGTAAGGGTAACTTCTCAAAACCAAGAACTGAGGTTCCTTTATTCTTAGAAGAAGTATTCCAAACAACATTAAATGATTCATATAACAATGGTTATATTAGAGGTATTAATGCTGATTTAATTGCGTTACCTGAATCAAGAGGGTTGGATACTACATCAATTGCATGGTATTTGAACAATTATCAAACACCATCAACACCATATGTGGTTTCTGAACTTCGTGGTAATACAGTTTATAGGTTATTTAGATTTACATTAATCTCTGATGGTAGTGCGGCTAATAGACAAGTTAAAGTTTCTATTGCTAACATGCAATTCAGTAATGGTACATTTGATATCATTGTTAGAGATTTCTTTGACACGGATTCTAATCCTGTAGTTTTAGAGAAATTCACTAACTGTACTATGAACCCAACACAAAATTCATATGTAGCACAAAGAGTTGGTACATCAAACGGTGAGTATGAGTTAAAGTCTAGATTTATCATGGTTGATATGGATGAAGACCATCCAGTAGATGCTCTTCCTTGTGGATTTGAGGGTTATAACTTTAGAAGTTACTCTGGAGCTAAAAATCCATTCCCTGTTTACAAGACAAAATACAATAATCCTGGTGATATCATCTACAACCCACCATTCGGAGCATCAACAGGTGCTGACAATGTTGTGAGAAGTGCTGGTGATAGAGTTAGAAAAACATACTTAGGTTTCTCATCAACTGTAGGTATTGACCCTGATTTCTTTGAGTACAAAGGAAAACAAGTTCCAACATCATCTGATGGTGAAGGTACAGATTGGTCAGTATTGACTAAAGGTTTCCACATGGATTCAGGTGCTACTGTTGTTACAATTTCAGGTGGTTACTCAACTTCAGGTACTTCTGCATTCGAAGTGGGTGACGCATCATTCCAAACTGACCCTCAAAGTAATACAAACCCATACTACTCATTGGCGGCTAGAAAGTTCACATTATTGGCTCAAGGTGGTTTTGACGGATGGGATATATACAGAGAGTACAGAACAAACGGTGATTCATTCTCATTAGGTAATACAGGTTTCTTAAAAGGTAACAGTTCAACTTCAATCACATATCCTGATTCTACAGGGTGGGGTTACTTCAAACCAATTACAGGTCCTGACCAACAACAATGGGCTAACACTGACTACTACGCATACTTGTGGGGTCAGACAACATTCTCTAACCCTGAGGCGGTAAACATTAACGTTTTTGCAACACCAGGTATCGATTTTGTAAATAACGCTTCGTTGGTAAATGACGCAATTGAAATGGTTGAAACAGATAGAGCGGATTCAGTTTATATCTTAACTGCACCTGACTACGACATGTTCTCACCTAACACTGCTGATTTTGATACCCAATTTATATATCCTGAGGAATTGGTTGACTTGTTAGACGATTCAGGTATCGATTCTAACTACAGTGCAACTTACTACCCCTGGATTTTGACAAGAGATACAGATAACAACACACAAATCTACTTACCACCAACAGGTGAAGTTGTAAGAAACTTGGCGTTGACTGATAACATTGCATTCCCCTGGTTCGCATCTGCGGGTTACACAAGAGGTATTGTAAATGCAGTTAAAGCACGTAAGAAGTTAACACAAGACGATAGAGACACTCTTTACAAAGGTAGAATTAACCCAATTGCAACATTCTCTGATGTGGGAACTGTAATTTGGGGTAACAAAACTCTTCAAATTAAAGAGTCAGCTCTTGACAGAATTAACGTAAGAAGATTGTTATTACAAGCTCGTAAGTTGATTTCAGCTGTAGCTGTTAGATTGTTATTCGAACAAAATGACGAGAAAGTAAGACAACAGTTCTTGGATTCAGTTAACCCAATCTTGGATTCAATCCGTAGAGATAGAGGTTTGATTGACTTCCGTGTAACTGTATCAAACACTCCTGAGGATTTAGATTCAAATACTTTAACAGGTAAGATTTATCTAAAACCAACAAGAGCTCTTGAATTCATCGACATCGAATTCTTGATTACTCCAACAGGAGCATCATTCGAAAATATCTAATATAGATAATTAATAAAAAAAGGGGGAGCGAAAGTTCCCCCTTTATAGCCTTAAAAACAAAAAAAATGGAATTCAATAAAAAAACTTTAAACGAAGCATTATCAATAGAAAATTCAGGAAAGAAGACTTTCTCTGAAAAACCACAAAATATTGTTATATCTGAAGAACAATTAGAAAGATTAATTCAAAAGGTCACTAAAGGTAAAAAATGAATTTAAAACAAATCATTAAAGAGTACGCCGAAGAAAAACAACTTCGTGAAGGGTTTGATGAAGAAGGTCAACCTGACTTAAAGTACTATGCTTTTGACTGGGATGATAATATTGTAACAATGCCCACCCGTATTGTATTATCAACTGAAGACGGTGAAGAAGTAGGTATGAGTACTGAAGATTTTGCTGAATACCGTGAGAGTATAGGTAAAGAACCATTCGATTATAAAGGTAAAAAGATTGTTGGATATGCTGAAAACCCATATCGTAATTTTGGTGTTTCAGGAGATAAAGCATTTATTGTTGATTCTATGTTAGCAAAACCAGGTCCATCATGGAATGATTTTGTTGAAGCAATAAATGGGGGGTCCATTTTTTCTATTATCACCGCAAGGGGTCACAACCCTAAAACTCTTCGTGAGGCGGTTTATAATATGATTGTTACCGACCACAATGGTATCAGTAAGAATGAATTATTA